GCGAGGAGCTCAAGAAGGCGGGCCGGTGACGCGCGACTACCTGGAGCGGGCGCTCAAGCTCGCACGCAAGGCGCTCCCTGGTTGGGCGTACTCGGCCATCGTGGCGCAGGCGCGGGGCCACGCGGGCGGCAAGGCGCGGGCTCGACTGAGGGCGGAGGAGCGGCTCGCGATGGAGAAGGCCGCGCCCCGCGACCTGAGCGACGCCGATCTCCGCGCGGCCCACAAGCGGCTCGGGACGCTCCTGCGGGCGATGCGGCGACGGAAGCAGGGGACGGACCGTGTCGAGCGGCTACACGCGCGTGTAGAGCGCGAGATGGTCAAGCGCAAGATGATCAAGGCGCCGACGGAGAAGGCCGCGGAGCCGACCGAGGCCCCGGTGGCCAAAGGGTTTCATTCCGGCGAGCCTGACGGCGGCGTCCACGCGCACGGGCTCAACCGGCAGGCGGGCAAAACCCAGGTCGACGGGGCACACGTCCACCTGTTCGCGTTCCCCGGCACGACCGAGCTCGCCGTGAGCGCGGAGGACGGCGCCCACGAGCACGGGATCGCCGGCCCGGCCCAGACAGCGAACGACGGCGCACACTCCCACAAGGTGCGGCTCCCCACCGGCGAGATCGTCGAGACATCGATCAGCGGCCGTCACCGTCACGGGTTGATGGTCGAGACGAGCTCGCTCGACGCGCCCCACCGCCACGAGCTCACGCTACCCGACGGGACCGTCGTCGAGTCGCTCGACGTCGAGGGCTACCTCGAACGCTACCCGGACGCGGCAAGCAAACCCCAGGCGGTACCGAGCGCGCGCGCGGTAACGATGGCGATCTTCCGGGCGCTCCACCCGCCACCGCCACCGCCGGTCGAGGACGGGTCGATCTTCCTGGGCGGCGAGCTCCCCACGGCCGAGCAGGCGCTCGCGCTCGCGGCCAAAGGCGACGACGTCGTCCCCGTGTTCCAGGCGGTCGCCGAGGTCATGTCGGTCGGCGAGGCGATCGAGCTCACGTTCGGGGGCGAGGGCGCGGTCGCGCACGCCACGGCGCCGGCCGATCTGGAAATGGAGCCGGGCGACCTGGTGGTCGTCGAGCTCAACGGCGAGGCCGCGTCGGTCGTGGGCCATTCAGAGGACAGCGAGCCGACCGACAGCGACGAGGTCGCCAAGGGCCTGGCGCTCGTCGCCGAGCTCCGCAAGACGGCGCCGATCGACTTCGCCGGCCCCGAGCTCGCGCGTGTCGTGTTTGTGTGCGGCTCACCGAACGAGCTCGAAACACTGCGGCGGGCTCCCCTGGTCGGCTCCGACGGCGCGGCGTTTGCGGCGCGGTACCTGGAGCCGCTCGGGCTCACCAAGGCGGACGTGGGCGTAGGCTTCGCCGTCCCGTCTCTGTTCGGTCGCGATCTCGACTGGTCTCGCCGGCTACGCGCGCAGCTCGCGCGATGGCCCGAGGCGAAGGTCGTCGCGGTCGGCAAGGAAGCGCGCGCGGCGCTCGGCGAGCTCGCGGACGTGTCGCTCCCTCACCCGCGCGCGGTCCGCAAGGGGCGCAACTTCGACGAGATCGATCGCAAGCTCCGACGTGTGCGCAAGTGGACTACCAGCGATCAAGCCTACTATTGGTTTGGTACGATTGACCAATCCGCGGCCGTCGTGCAAGATGATCCCACCGGTGGCACCGGGCCGAGCACAGGCACCACCACCGGGATCCTCGCTGAGCGTTTGAGCGGGATTCTGACGGGAGCGGTCGAGGTATCGATCGCGAAATCCGTCGACGAGAAACAGATCGTTTTCGGGGTCGTCCTGGATCCATACCAGGTTGACCTGCAGGAAGACTGGATCCCGCCGGCGGAGATCGAGGCAACGGCTCACGACTTCCTGACGAAATCGCGTATTATCGGTCTCAACCACGAGGGGCGGGCCGACGCTGAGATAGTCGAGAGCTTTGTCGAGCTCTATCCGACACCGGCCGATCGCGAGGCGGCTCTCCAGAACCTACCTCACACGGTCAGTCGGCGACCTTTCGGCGGGGACGTGATCAACTCGGGCGCGTGGGTCGCAGGCGTAAAGCTGAGTGACGAACTATGGGCAGCGCACAAACGAGGAGAGCTCGACGCATTTTCGATCGGCGGGTTCTCGTTCAAGTCCCCGGTGACAACGGCAGCAATGCCCGAGGTCACGTTCGTCGATCTGCGAGCCGAGTAGCTCCCAAACCCATCGACGGGGGGTCGTGATGCCCCCCACCGTGATCAACATGCTTTCCGCGGTCCGCACCCGCGAGCTCTCGCTCGTGCGCCGTGGAGCAAACAACAAGCGTTTTGCGCTGACGAAGGGATCCCCCATGAAGTTCGAGGAGCTCGTGGCACAAGTGATCGGCACCGAGGCCGACGGCGAGCAACAGCTCGCGGAGAGCCTGCGCAAGTCAGGCCATAGCGACGAGGCCGTCGAGGCGGCGGTCGTTCAGTACCGTATGGCCCAGGGGTTCGCCGACCAGGTGGACAAGGGGGCTTTCGAGCTCGTCGCAAAGGCGGCGGGTTACGACCTCGCCCCGAAGGTCGAGCCGAAGGCCGACAAACCCGAGCCGAAGGCGGCGCCGAGCCAGGAGATCCCGGCCGAGCTCGCCAAGTCGCTCGACGACAAGGACGCGAAGATCGCCGAGCTCGCCAAGTCGCTCGACGACGAGAAACGGACCCGCGTCCGGAATGAGCTCATCGCCGAGTGCGAGAAGTCCTACGCGCACGTCCCCGGAATGAGCGCGGAGGCACAGGCCGACGCGATCCTCGGAGCGCGCGCGGCCGGCGGCGACCTGGAGCAAACGCTCCGCAAGTCATGGGCCGAGACGGACAAGGCGATGCAGGAGTCGGATCTCCTGCGGTCGGCCGGCTCGCCTCTTCGCGAGAACACCGGCGGCGCCTACGAGCAGATCGGCAAGATGGTTGCCGAGCGCGTGGCGAAGTCGGCGACCCCGCTCACCGTCGCGCAGGCGGAGGCGATGGTCCTGGATGAAAACCCGGCGCTCTACGAGGCGTATCTCGCCGAGCACCCCGAGCAAACCGGCGATCGCCGGTAATAGGAGGGCCTAACCCATGGCGTACAACGGCAACCTTCAATCCGTCCCCGGACTCACGGCGTCTGCTGATCTCAGCGCGCATCAGTTCAAGTTCATGACGATCGGCGCAACCGGCGCGGCGCTCAACACCACGTCTGGCGGCGCGGTCGACGGCGTCCTGCAGGACAAACCGGGCGCGCTCGGCGAAGCCTGCGAGGTCGCCTACGCGGGCGTCTCCAAAGTGGAGGCCGGCGCGGCAGTCTCGGCGGGCGCTCTCGTCATGAGCGACGCGGCCGGGCTGGCCATCGCGCACACCACCACCAACCACGCCGTAGGCCGCGCGATCACCGCGGCGGGCGCGAGCGGAGAGCTGATCTCTGTTCTGCTCATCTCCTACGGCGAAGTCACCTGATCCTAGCGGCCAGCAAAAGGAGCTAAACCAATGCCACAGCCGACCCGTTCCGACGTCCACGTCAACCGACCGCTGACGAACTACTCGCTTGCATATCTGCAGGATCAGAGCACGTTCGTCAGTCGCCAAGCGTTCCCCCCGCTTCCCGTCCAGAGCAAAAGCGATTCGTACTTTACGTACGACAAGAAGCAATGGTTCCGCACCGACGCGCAGAAACGCGCGCCCGGTACGGAGTCGGCGGGCTCTGGCTACACGTTGGGGACCGATACCTACTCGTGCGAGGTTCGCGCCGTCCACAAGGACGTCGACGATCAGGTTCGCGCGAACGCCGACTCGGCGCTCAGTGTTGATCGCGAGGCGACCGAGTTCGTCACGCGCGACCTGATGCTCGAAGCGGAAAAGGACTGGGCGTCGACGTATTTCACTACGTCGACCTGGACCGGCTCGACCACCGGCGGCGACATCACCCCCGGCACGCTCTGGAGCGCGGCCAACTCGACCCCGTTCGAGGACATCCGCGCCCAGGTTCGTTCGGTCCACAAGAAAACCGGGTTCAAGCCGAACCTAATGATCATGGGCCCCGAGGTCTGGGATGTCCTGGCGGACCACCCCGACGCTCTGGAGCGCGTGAAATACACGCGCGAGGGCGCGATCGATACCTCGTTGTTCGCGCGCGCTCTGCGGCTCGACCGCGTTCTCGTGGCCGAGGCCATCGAGGACACGGCGGTCGAAGGTGCGGCCGACTCGCTCGACTTCGTGTTCGGCAAAAACGCGCTCCTCGCGTACGCGGCTCCCCGGCCCGGTCTCATGACCCCGTCGGCGGGCTACACCTTCACCTGGAGCGGATACATGGGCGCCAACGCGTCCGGTATGCGTATGTCGCGATTCCGGATGGAACACCTGAAGTCCGACCGCGTTGAAGGCGAGGCGGCCTACGATCACAAGCTGGTCGCGGCCGAGCTCGGCGCGTTCTTCTCGGCAGTCGTAGCGTAGCAAATAGGGGCGCCTCCAAGCCCCCAACCGCCACCAAGGACCGGCGTCGGGCGCCAACCCCGGCGCCGGCTCCTGGTGAAGTCAGGAGTCAACCCATGGCCTACATCGCGCTCCGCCCGATG